AGTGGCGGAAATGCATTTATTAATAATTCCAGCAACAAACTAAGCGAGAAAGCCACGCAAGCGGGATTCTCTGGAGAGTATATCAGCGTCAATCCCATCTCGTTCATGTGGGTGGACTACAAACAAGTACCAGAGTTCATTAATGAACTTGGTTCTGATGTTGATAACGATGTCAGTTATCGCTATGTGCCACTTGCACATTCCTTGGACTACAACAATGTAGTAAGTGACAGCGGAACTCCTCGCACAGGAACAGATTTTGGAAATCTAATTCCTCTCATTGCCCACAGATCAAACTATTTTTCTGTGAAGCCGCCAGCAGGACTCATTGGTCCAGAAGATAGCAGTGGTGATAGAGGACTGGTGTCAAGTCTGATTAGTGACTTCACTCTATCTCAGGTAATATACGGATCAATATTCTAACGGAAGATCTCAATGCCATACAGACTAGTAGCATTTGACAAAGAAGGTAAGATCGTATCAATCTCGCAGGATTCATACGAGGAGAATTCGCTCATTGCACCAGTGCAGGCATTGATGAATCCAAAGGCATTCTCCTTCGTGGACGAAGACCTTCTCCCAACAGGTTCGGACTTTGACATCCTCACCACGGGTGGAGATCCAGAGGTTCCGACCGTTGATGGAACCCTGATGACATTTGAATACCAAACTCGCAATGCCGTTTACGATCCCCGTGTCGAAGCAATCCTCACCATCGACAATCCAAACCCATACTATTTCTACAATGATGTCGTGGTTCAGGACGAGACCAAGGTTTCCATCAGCAAGAGCATCGACACCACCACAACTCCCGTCCACAACACCACGATCAAGAAGTTCGGTCCTTCGTCTGGCAAGTTCACCCGCAGTCTGCTCGGATACACGGCAGGAACGATGTCGGTTGTGAATCTCAACCGAACGGGTGCTGGTGCTGTCAATGGACTTGGAGACCCCATCACAAGAAGTTTCGCGGCAGAGATGTTCTTCTACACCAACGGAACCGCTGGTGCGAACAACTTCACGCTGTTTCAGAAGGGACCAACTGGAGCCTCGGCTAACTGGAAGTTGGGCTACGACGCAGGAGCGGGATTCCTTCAATTTGCATGGCAATCTTTCGGCAGCACTGGTGGTTACAACTATTCTCAGAACATAGTGAACACCGCAACCCTGACTGGAAACACATGGCATCATGTGGCAGTTGCGGTTGTCTATGAGGCTGGCGCAACCCTGCATATAAGTGGATACTTCGATGGAGCGGTGGCATTCACCGCAGGAGTGACTCTAGGAACTCTACCCGAATACAGGTTCAATGCTCCACTATACATCGGCAACAATCACCTCGGAACCGAAGGCTTCGATGGATATATCGACTCGGTCAGAGTGTGGAATACGGAGACTGCCGCAGGAAAGTCAGCCATGGCAGACTATGGATTCCTTCCATATGGAGGAGGAACCCTCGGCGTTCCCACACTCGCGGGATTCACCGTGTCTCAGCACTTGTCGTTCGTGATGAACTTCAACAACATTGCAGGGTCGTGTGCATTCCACGCGGAAAGCACGAACTATGTTCAGGGAACCATCTGCAAGGTTGGAACTCCTGGTGGAGAGACAGGTCTTACTGCACCCAACACCGTGTTCCTCGGGGTGCGTAACATAGTCAAATACGAGAGGGACGCTGGCGCGACTGGTCTGGATAGTGCCGCAGGATTCACCACGGGATACGGCACGATCTGCAAGGAGTTCATCTCAGCACTTGAGGGAACGACATTCTACTATGGAATCACCGTGGGCAACGACATTGCATTCAATGTCTACGATGTTCGGGATACTTCTCCAGACATCTCCGTGTTCAAGACATACTACAAGAACTCCTATGCATATGAAGCAGGCATCGAAAGCCTGTATCGCATAGAAGGAGATTCCACGGGTCGAGGTTCCTCGGGCAGCATCCTGAACCCGATCTTGGGAACCAATCCCTTCCGTAGGTTGTTTACGGCAGGGTGGTATGGAGACGGAGTTTCCTATACGGATCTGTTCATCGCACCCCGCGACAACATCACGATGTCCTACATCATGGATAACGGATACATGGCAACGCAGGGTATCTGCTATGGATCATACTATTTCGTGGATGGCGCAGGAATCGGCAGAACCTTGACCGCACAGAACATCTCGGATCTCAGGCTCGACATCCTTGAATTCAACAACAACCTGTTGAGAACCAAGATCACGAACAGGGACACGATCACCTCAGCATCTGCCAAGGGAGATCTCAGAACCACCCTGATCAACGCTGGCATCATCACCACATCCATTGCACCCCCCAAGGGTCTTGGCTGATAGGAGAATTGCGTGAACTCCTTTAGAAGATGTGGTGATTTGATCGTCCTGAATGGGGAAGAGTTCAATCTTTCCGATCTGATCGACCTGTATCCTAAATATGGCATGAGGCATGGAAGATTCACTACTACGATGGTAGGAAGCACTATGTCTCCGATGGTAGGATTCAAAGTGGTATGGAGGTTCCATACGACATCGGGGATGGTCTGTTCAATCGCATTCCTGAACTCAGGATGTGCAGGGAACAGAGGTTGATAGACACCCAACACCTTGAGCATCTTCGAAATGGAAGGAGGTAGCCATGGCAGTAACTACAAGAGAAGAACTCAAGGACTACGCGCTTCGTCGTCTAGGATTTCCCGTCATCGAAATCAATGTCGATGATTCACAGGTCGAAGATCGTATAGACGATGCCCTGCAATTCTTCAGCGAGTATCACTTCGACGGTGTGGAGAAGATGTATCTTCCATACACCATAACCGAAGAGGACATGACCAACAAGTATATCAATACGAACAACCTCGGCTCCTCCGCTGAGGGTAGCATCATAAGCATTGAGAAGATATTCATTGTTGATCAGGCAGTACAGAGTGGTATGTTCAGCGTTCAGTATCAGTTGATGTTGAATGACTACTTCAACGGATTCCTCACGGGAACTTCCAATCTGGCATACTATGACATGACGAAGCAGTATCTTTCACTTCTTCAGCAGTATCTCAGTCCAGAGAAGTCCGTTCGATTCAGTCGTGTGACAAACAAGTTGCATATTGACACCGATTGGTCGGAAACCTTCAAGGTGGGCGACAAGATGATGGTGCAGGGATTCGTCGCACTCAATCCCGAGACATATCCCGAGATCTACAATGACATCATGCTCAAGAAGTATGTCACAGCATTGATCAAGCGGCAATGGGCAATGAACCTCAGCAAGTTCTCCAACATTCCTCTTCCTGGTGGCATGCAGTTCGATGCTTCGGCAATGTATCAGAGTTCGATTGAGGAACTCAATGCGATTGAGGATTCGGTGCAGAGCAAGTATGAACTTCCGACAGACTTCATGGTGGGATGATGGCACGAAACAACTACTTCAAGAGGTCCAATCGCGAATCCCGCCTGTTCGAACAACTTGTTGTCGAGCAGATCAAGATCTACGGGTTCGATGTTCATTACATCTTCAGGGAGTTTCAGGATCTCGACTCTCTGTTTGGCGAGGATCCCGTATCCAAGTTCCGCAAGAGTTTTCAGGTGGAGATGTTCGTAGGCAACTACGAGTTCTTTGAGACGCAGGATAAGATCCTCGACAAGTTCGGCATCAATCTACAGGATTCGATCAGCCTTCTCGTATCCAAGAAGAGATTCACGGAGGAGACTGCAAAATACGACGGAGAGACTATCCCCAAGGAAGGGGACATCATCTACTTTCCAGAGTATGGCGGACTTTACGAGATCAAGTATGTTAATAGCAGGAATTCGTTCTTTGCCTACGAACTATCATGCGAGAAGTTCCGCTACTCGGGCGAGCAACTCGACACGGAGATCGTGGAGGTGGATCGCATCGAAGAGGTTTTCGACAACATGCGGGAGTTCCAACTCACGGACATCGTCGGCAAATTCCACGAAGGAGAGGTCATCTATCAGGGTCTCACCCTTGGAAGCGCATCCTATTTCGGCACGATCATCGACTACGAACGCACAACGGATGTCATCAAGGTTGCCAAGGAAACTGGCACACCATCCTCCCTCGTCCAACTCAAGGGAGAGAAGTCTCTTGCTACTGCTTACTACGAAAGTACGGAAGAGACGAATGAGCAATACATCAATGATCCATTCGACAACACCTCGGCAATCGAACAAGAGCGCGAGGAACTCGACATCATAGACTTCAGCGACAAGGATCCTTTCTCTGAGGGAGATTACTAGAACACTCGCCTTTTATACATACTCTGTGTAAGGAGTATGGATATGAAAACACCAAAACACGGATTTGTCTATATTTGGTATGATAAAAAACGAAAGATGTATTACATCGGATCACATTGGGGAACAGAGGATGACGGATATATTTGTTCGTCCAATCGAATGAGAGATGCATATAGAAGACGACCGACTGATTTTTCAAGAAGAATCTTAGAGAAAACAGAAAATAGAGAAGAACTACTTATTCTTGAAGATCGGTGGTTGGCAATGGCAGAAAGGAAAAGAGAGAGATATTACAACCTCAACTTTTCCACCAGCAACAACCTTTGGTGGCACGACAAGGAGAGCAGACTTTCGGTTGGAGAGAAGATAAGCAAGAAGAACAAGTCAAATCCAGTTTTTGGAAAATGGAATATAGGAAAGACTCCTAGTGAAGAAACAAGAAGAAAAATAAGTGAATCTACTTCTGTTGCTATGAAGGAGTATTATAAAGAAAATCCTAGGACAGAAGAGACTAGGAAAAAGATATCAGAGAATAATAAGAGACTACAAAAAGAGGGCAAGATAGGAATGCATGGCAAGAAGCATTCCGAACAAACCTTGCAAAAAATGAGCGACAATAACGCCATGAATAATCCAGAGTATATTCAAAAGGTGAAAGATGCCAAACTCGGTATTGTGTGGCTAAACAAGGACGGGTGCAGAAAGATGGCAAAGCCCGATACAGAAATCTTCAATAATCTGATTTCGGTCGGATGGAAAATTGGATATCGCTGATGTTCGACTACTTCTACCATGGAGCGATGAGGAAACTCGTCATTGGATTCGGATCACTCTTCGATGAGATATACATCTCCCGAAAGGATGCAGAGAACAACGAGATCAAGAAGATCAAGGTTCCTCTTTCATATGGACCAAAAGAGAAGTGGTATCGTGCGGTGAAGGAACTCACGGAGGCTCCCGATGGAAG